AATTCCTGTGAGAGAGCTCTATCAAAGTCTCCGCAGAAATTCGGAAGAGTTATCGTAAAGAAAGATAACCCTTCATCTTCGAATCTGGACAGGGCGTTTTTAACGTCCTGTTCGGTACACACGCCGAGGATTGAGCCACACTCACGTGTGATCTCTATCCATAGTCCTGTCAGGCTTTTCATGCTCACTCCTTTAATTAAGGGGCTGGGCATCCTCGAGACACTAACAGGTCCTTGATCACCGCCTGGTCCCCACTAAGGTTCCAGACGGTGACCCGCGTGATGGTTCTCAGGTAATAGACTAAGAAATAAAGTCTATTACACCAACCAGATAAAGAATTTGGAAGGCGAGAGCAACCATGCACATGGTCGAAGCTATAACATAGGATGCAATAATAATCATCCAGAATAGCTTCCAAAACTGAACGTCATTATCGCTCTGGTGTTTGGACTTTCGTTCAATCACGGGAGAAATAAGAGCGTCCAGCCCAACGGGAGGAAGAACGTGAGGCAGATAAGTGCGATCAAGCTCCTCAGAAGGAGGTACTTGATCAGGACTCACCGCCCATGATCTTCCCCTTAAACGTGGCATTGACCAGCAAAGCCGTCAGAGCGTCATACACGAGAGTAGCATCCGCGTCCGAGTATCCCTGATCAAAGGGACGACTCACGACAGCGTGCACACTCATCGAGTACGGACGATTCTGAGACGGAAAGAGCGGGTCAGTAGTGACCTTCTTATGCGTAAGCTTGACAAGGGAGTTCTCACGGCCGTTTCGCACAACGTGCGAAACCTCCAGTGAAAGCGCCCCGTCAGACGACGTATAAGTAGATGCACGGCCCTCCGCCTTAATGCGCGGAAGGTTAGTAGCCACAGCGTTGTAAGTGACCACTGTCGGATCAGAGAGTGCCATAGGACCTTGTTCTATGTTTGTGCCTCTTGAGAAGAGACTGATGGGACATCTCGAATTATTTCGAGATGCCTAGAGCGGCCAAGATCGCCAATTGGCGTGGAGTTAAATCCACGCCGGTGAACTTGACGCCGAAAGGGGAACAACGAATACGCTGTTTAATCGTCTTTGTGACGACAGCAGTAATCGTGTACGGCACGAGAGTGTCGTTCTCGCGTAGGGAACCATTCCAGACATAGGTCTTTTCGACCTTAGACTGGCACATGATATACCCATACACTTGAGCGGCACCCTCGGAGGACTGTAAAAACAAATGGCGGAGTGAATTACCGCTATTTGAGAAATAGTCCACGAGCCAAGAGAACGGAAGAAGCTCCCAGATGTCTGACAAATGAGGTACCACATGGTACAACCTTTGCCATTCATAGATGTTCTTGTTCCAGGATGATAAGTCCTTAGGAACGTGATACATGAACGCACCAGCGTACCAAATCTCACGATTTATACGCGTTGTAACGGTGCAGCCGGGAGACGTACCGCCCCAGAGGAAGGCCGTGAGGCCTGGACCTGAGGCAGTAATAGGAGCGAAGGCAACATTCTTGACTTCGGTCACTTCTTCCGGGATTTCGATGGGCTTAGTCCGGCGACGGATAAGCTTATCGGAATCCTTAAAGTACTGACGTAAAATGTCACCAGACGCATTCACCACTGTGTTAAAGTGCTGAATGTCCTGGATGGTCGGGAGGAGACCGAATACTGTATTAAGGTATTCGCCTCCCGGATCCCCGTTGATCAAAGCATGGCCAGGAAGGCCAAAGAATCTTTGATCTATAATGGGTTCACCCAAAGCGGTGATGGCATTGAACGGAGTACTCGTTGGAACCACACTGAGCATGATACGTTCTCCGATTAACTGGAGTTCGTTCTTGTCCATAGCATCCGCATTATTCCAAATAGTATTATTTGGAACCTTCCCAAGATATATGGCATTCATAAGATTCCATACATCTACGTGAGGACATAAGTCCCCAACGTATGTATAAGAAGGTGCGGCAACAGAGCCTCTTCGCAAATCGAAGTATGATTTACTTTCGACACGAAGGTTTAGCTTAGTTGTTGTAAAAGGTCCACCGACGTCTAGAGTTCTAGACAGTCTATTGGATCTTTTCAAATGCCAGAGGTAAGGATTGTCGACAGACACTGTGTGTTGAAATTCACCTTCGGCTAATTTATCGCCGTAGTTATTCCACCACGTAGCGCCAGTCCATGGCAATTTGTAGGAGATCTCCCTACCGCTAAACTTGCGGTCAGTGGGTTTATTCCTACTTTTGACCACGGTCTGTAATCTGTCGAGGTACTCCCTCGTGGATTCCACCATTCTCTTCCCTTTCTAGGTGTGACGGCACTGTGTACCGGGGGCCCTTCG